GCCTTCTTTGACGCCCATGATGTTATCATCACCATAAGTCATCAAGTGCACATTATCCTTGAAAGACTCGCACTCACCATTCGTTTTATGATAAGCATATCGCATGTATATGCCATTAACTATACCATTAACGATAACGGTGAGTGGTTGTCCAGAAGGATTTGAACCAAAAAACCTCAACAACGTACCATCAAAGTTGACGAAAGTATAGATAGTGTCTGCAGCAATGCAGTACAACTTGTCTACATCTTCTTGGGGCCAACCAGCTTCTTTATGCAATCTAATGATTATCTCAAATGCACACCATAGAATGTCACAACTCTGATTCTTATCAAAGTCCTTGAAATCACCAGCAACAATGCGATTCTCACCAAAAGCTGTCAGATACTCGTAAAGCTCCATCCATTCGGAAGACTGAGCACATAAACCCGGTCCTGCTTCAAACAGATACCGATTCCATTGCATCAATCTAATGAAGGACAACAAATACATTCGCGCGTATAGAAGAAAAGGCCGAGGACTACCCATGAACACACGATTAGAACGAGATTCAATCTTGCTTTGTTTCCGTGGTTCATCTTTCTCTGATGCAGCAAATACAGGACAATACAATGTCTTATTTTCATAGCAATCATCTATAGCGCGCACCTCAGCAAGAATCTCCTCAGTGTATTCAATTTTATCATCATCAAGATCAACCTGGAAATACCGGGCAGTCTTATTGATTGGAAACCCCATGCTAGAATTTCTGTTGACACCATTCACAAATGCAACACCCTCTGCCCCATTAATAGAAACATCAAGAGAATACTTTTCCAACATAGATAAATCTGCAATCGAAAATTCTCTAACCATGTTGTCCACAACATCTTTGAGGATATACGGATCAAACGTATGTTTCTTCTCAACAATGGGCACCAAAGCCTGCTTCCAGGATTTCCAATGTCCTAACACGGGACAAGCAAACAAACCCTTATATCCACGCTCCTTAAGAGCATTGAATGCAAGTGATCGTTTGACTGTTGCTTTTCCATGACTTCTTCCACCGATAATGCTTCCATATACGTCACAATTTCCCTCTTCAACGAATC